AAATGCTCGATTAATAGTCGAATGGAAAAAGGAAACCCGCCACATCTCTACGCAGATGTGACGGGCTTCCAGCCTTAAATGGCTACGGTTTAGCTTGCGCCACCCTTGAAGTAACCAATGTGTGATGCGTGGGTTAGTCCACCATCAACGCGGATGATACCGCGGTAGGTTATAACGTCAGTGTTGAAAGCGTAGTCAGCAGACTGGTCAACACGTACACCACCGGCTACACGAGCCTTGAATGATGGTAGGTGACCGAATAGAACTGACTTAGCACCAGTAGCAACGGCAGGAACAGCAGGGTTCTCGAATACCTGGTATCCAAGAAGTGTTGAAGCCTGACCAGGAACAGCAGAATCAGTCCAGATGTAAGCACCTGAACCATCCTTCAACTTGCGAGCAGCTGCAATACCAGTCTTTGACATCTGGAAGCCTAGACCTGGAAGTACACGTGCACCATCAGCGATGCCGTATACAAGGTCAATTAGGTTCTCATAGGTCGCTGCACCAGCAACACCAGTTCCACCAGTTACAACAGAACCAGCAGCCGCAACCAACTTGTTAGTTAGAACGGTGTTGGTCTGGATACCTAGTGAAGTACCTAGCTGTTCTGCAAGGTAACCCTCAATGTCGAATCCTGCATCGGCTACAAGTTCCGAAGCGATTGACATTAGGGCTGCGTACTTCTCAGCACCAAGAGTGATGCTTGCGAAGGTTGGGTTTGACTCGGTGATTGCTGAACCAGCTGCAACCGATCCTGCTGAAGTTAGAGCAGTAACGGTTGGGATTACTAGGTTCTCACCTGAAGAGGTGTTGAATACTTCTGAAGTCTGAAGCATTGGGCCAACAAGTTGTGCGATCTGGAATACACGGTCGTAGAATGACTGACCAACAGTGTTTGCAGATGGTACAAGAGCTGCACGTGTTTCACGAGTGAACTCGTGTCCACGGCTCTCACCCATAAGGATTGAGCGTAGAAGATCAGCGTCTGACGCTGACTTTGGCTGTGCAGGTGTGAATGAAGCAGCTGCTTCAGCAGCAGCGGCTGAACGAGCCTCTACCTTCTGAGCAGTTTCGATAGCTGCATCGCGGGCTTCAATGTCCTTTTCGATGCGGTCAATCTTCTGAATGTCCTCAGCAGTTAGTCCACGCTTCTCTGATTCAGCAAGGTCAATAACCTCACGCATCTGAGCAACAAGGTTGCTGCGAACTTCAGCCTGAGTTTTAATGAACTCTGACATGGTTCTCCTAAATTAAAGTGAATAGTTATTTCTGCCGCGGAAACGCTGAACAGACTAGAGGCCGTGAACACACAGAACCTACTACTAATTGTACAAGAGGTGTGCAATGCCAAAAAGAAAACCGGAAGCCCCTCTGGTATTTCACAGACAAACTTCCGGTTGGTATTACTAGCATAGCAAGGTCTTTCAACCTAGAACTGTGCCCCTTCGATAAGGCCAGTATAGCAAAAGAAAAACCCCACCATTCGCTGACGAAGGTGGGGAAGAGTGGACTGTCGGAGAATCGCACTCCGGTCTTACTTGCTCCCTCTTGGGGTCTTGTCAAGCAATCGACACTATTTACAGCCCTAATCCACTTTGCACTAGAGATAGAAACTCTAACCGCGGTTAACTGATGCTCACGAAGTGGTAAATGTCATCCCGCAACAAGTGTACCAAAGAAGAACCCCCGCCAAGGAAAGGGGGCCTGGCGGGGGAAAAGAACTGCTTAAGGGGTGTTAGCGAGTTTCTTTTGCCTCGACAACGCGAACTTCTTTGGCCGCAGACTTGTCGAAGTCTTTAGTTTCTGACTTCTCAATATCTTTGATCAGTTCAGCAATAGCACCAGAATCCGGAGACCCAGCAACCTCATTGATTACCTTAACAGCAATCTCAATTTGTTCTTTAGTAGCCATTAGATAGCCTCTTTCATTAGTAGAGCAAGTTTCTTCTGCTTCAAAGCCAAAATGTCGCCATTGACTTCTTCAACCTGTTCAGTCTTAGTAAGTTTCCCAACAACCTCTTGGATAATTTTTGCCTGTTCAGGATCCAGTTCCTCACCAGACTCCAACTTCATAAGACTATCAGCCAACTGGTCAGCGTCAATGTCTCTCTTCTCACGAACCGAAGTAGTACCGGCTGTGCCCTCGTAAGCAGGGAACGAAGTTAATGACACTTCGTGAAGAGCAACCTCTTCCAAAGTGCGGTGATTGCCATCAGCAGACCAAGAGTCTTTCTTCACAGCGAAACCAAAAGACATAGCATCAATCGTTCCGCTCCTGATGAGTTCAGCAACATCACGCCCAGTTTGCGTATTGGCTAGACGAGCAGTGACCTTCAAACCCTTAGCGTCTTCAACCATTTTCAAAGTACCGTTACGGGTAGAGGCTAGAGGTTCAGAAGCGTTGTGGTTCCACAAAAGCATCATGCGGTGACGACCCTGAAGTGAACGCTTAAACGCACCAGGTTTAATAGTTTCAGTAAATGGTAAGGGCTGAGACGGAGAATTAAAAACAGCCGCATAGCCCTCGAAGACCATTCCATCGCCGGTCTCACGAATCTCTAAAGTTGTGTGCTCGGTACGAATCTCAGTCTTACCAAGAGAACGAGCCTCCTGTGGTAGACCTTCCAGATTTGCTTTAATAGCCCAAGCTGCACGGACCCACTTATCACGTGCTTCATTTACTTCAATCATTCTCTCATCTTCTTCATCTGAGGTATCTGTGTCCTCATCGTTTCTGATCCTTGCAACAACAGACTCGGCGTAAGCCAAAGTTCTCTCAGCTGCTCTCTTTGACGGGCCAGAACCCCAAAGCAAATGTGCAACCACTCCAGCAGAAGGATAGTTTTCTGATGAAGGGTCAGCGTCAGGTGAATCAAGATCTTCAAGGTGACGTGCAATCCAAGCCGCAATACGAACCCACTTGTCATCGCTAACATTGCCGTCAGCCATCTCACGGGCCTCACGAATAGTTTTCTCCACCAAACCATCGCCACCAAGACCCTGCTCGTAATACTCAAGTCCACGGCGGGCAGCTGCTCTCATGTAAGCCGGTGCACTCTGATTAATGGCACGGGCCTCACGTTCGCCCAAAAACTCTTCTTCATCAGCCAAAGCAACAGCAACAGCCTGATCTATGGCATCCTGCTTATTGTCGTGACAGCCAACAAGTGTGCCAGCATCACTGACGACAGCCCAGCCAGAAGTGCAACCTTCGGCCTCTTGTTCAATGTAATACGGCATACTTTTATCCTAACACTGCCAATACTGTGACTGTTCCTCCGAGAGCAACCGCAGTTCCGTTTACAGTAATTGTTGTTTGTGAAAGCGAAACTGTTTGAGTTTCAGCGTTATAAGCCAAAGGTGATGTTGCTGCAATAACACCAGTTGGTCCAGTCGGACCTGTTGCGCCAGTCGCACCCGTTGGTCCAGTTTCACCCTGAATACCCTGAATACCCTGTGGACCTTGTGGACCCGTCTCACCTTGAATGCCCTGAGGACCCTGTGGGCCAGTGTCACCCGTGTCACCTTTAAGGCCCTGAATACCTTGTGGTCCTTGTGGACCTGTCGGACCAGTTGCACCTTGAGGTCCAGTCGCTCCGGTAGCACCAGTAGCACCGGTCGGTCCAACAAGTGAAATAAGCCACTGCTCTTGCGTACCAACAAAACCATTAGCCTGAGCAACTTCATAAGCACTTAGACCGTCAGCACCATCAAGACCGTCAATACCGTTTGTACCGTTAGTGCCGTTAGTGCCGTTGATACCAGCAGGACCCTGAGGACCAGTTGGACCTGTTGCACCGGTAGCACCAGTAGGTCCTGTCGCACCAGTCGCACCCATGAGCGCAAGAGGCATCCAGTGAACTGCACCAATTTCAGGCACTTCACCAACAGTAGGATCACCAGCTGCAAACCATGAAGACCCGTTGTAGTAAACAGCGTCATCGTTTACATAGTCTGTGCCCGCAGACCAAGTGCCTTGCCAGTTAAGGCCGGTTGCACCAGTAGGACCGACAGGACCAGTCTCACCTTGGATACCTTGGATGCCCTGAATACCTTGTGGGCCTTGTGGACCTACGGCGGTCACGTTTTCCCAAAGGCCAGTGGTTGCGTTGTAGGCAAGAACCTGACCGTCAGTGACGTTGTTGATTTTTACGTTGTGTAGTTCTTCAAGTTCAAAGCCGTTTGTGACGCTCACAAAGATTGCACCAACTGAGGCGTGTCTACGTAGACAGATACCCATGACCACGCCGTGATCTGGGGCCTGTGGCTTAGTCGTAGTTAGTCCACCAGGTACGGTAGGTGATAACCAAACAATCGCACCCTCTGTAAGAGTTGAAGTGTCAATGTTTCTGACCAAACCAAAAGTTGTACAAAAGCCTTTAGAGCCAGCGTTAGCAGTTTCGGTCATAATACCGAAAGTACGTGTCGAGTTGTTCTCACTATTGGCCTGTGCATAGTTAGCCAAAATGTTAGAACCATCAGAGCCAGCAAGATACACAGCCTTGCCCTTAAGCAACCCAGAGTTTGTCGAAGACTTAACTAACTGGTGAACTTCCTGACCAAGTTGCAAAGTAACATTGCCACCCTTAAGACCAAGATCCATAGTGCCATCAGTATCGTTCCACTTGAAACGACCAACACCACCAGTAGCAACAGCGTTCACATTGAACTGAATAAAGTCAGGACTAGAAATAGACTGAACGCCCTGCACGGTTGGTTCAGTAATTAGCACATACTGGTTTTGATTTACAGTAGCGGTAGCTGCCCCTTGGACAAGGATAGTAGCCGCATTATTGGCTGTTACTTCAACAACCGCTGTGCTTTGGGTTATTGAAACTGTGCTCAACGAGTTACCTCAGGATCCACAAAGAAGTTACCCTCAACAAGACGGGTCACATAACCAGCCGAAGAAACAAGTTCAAGATCGTAAGCGTACACCGACTGTGGTGAATCTGCCGAAGCAACACCAGCAGTTGTAGTCGCTGATGCTTCAAGCAAAATAGTTCCAGCAGTGCCACCCAAAGTGATACCTGAACCGGAAGTCAAAGACAAAATAGTTGCAGTTGAAGCCTGTGTCTCACGAACCTGCATACGGGCAGTGTAACCAGTCAAGTCAACAGGAGAAGTTACAGTTCCAGCAGTAGTGGTCCAAGTCAGGGTGTAATCCCAAGACGCACCCTGATACATGGTTAAGTCAAGTTTGGCTGGTGCTTGCATTATTCTCCTGGTGTTGTAGTCATCGGCTGGATAGTGGTAGGAACACCGCCATCATGTTCGATAGGTGGAAGACCAAGAGCTGCAAGAGTAGACGCAGGATCAAAACCAGCGTTAATCAACTTAGTAGCCATAGCAACCTTGCCTTCTTGTTCCGGCAGATCAGCGGCTGACAAGTTCACATTTGCTAGAGGCACACGGTAAACATCGCCACCCTCAACAGAACGCATGTCTTCTAGACGGCGAATGTCATTCACGCTCATAAAGCCAGCCTGAGAAGCCACAGAATAAGCCTGAATACGGGTTTGGAAGTCTCCACGCATCAAACCGTTAACGTTAAACTTCAGATACGCAGGGGTCGGTAGGAGGCGTGTGTAAGCCCACTCGAGTTTCTCCACATACGGGCGAAGAGTGTGAGTTACAAACTGAATTGCGTTCTGCTCAACGGATGCGTAAGAGGCTGTGTCAGGAACACCCAAAAGATGCAGCGGAATATTGAAAGCACGAGCAATCTCCTCCACTGCAAATCTACGAGACTCTAAGAACTGTGCGGAGTCATTAGGAACAGTAGTCTGCTTGTAAACAGCACCACCAGACAAAATACCTGTCTTGTGTGCTTTACGCCAACCCTTGTGACGGCTATCGAAGCCCTCTTGTAGAGTTTGCGCCTGTTCCTTAGTCAAAAGCGGTCCAGGGAACTCAATCACACCAGAAGTGGTGGCTCCCTGACCAAAGAATGTAGCTGCATACGACTGCAAAGCCGAAGCAACACCCAAAGCGTTGTTAAGTTTGGTCACACGGCTCACACCACGCAGAGCACCTGGCTCCAAAAGGTCTGTGATGTGCAAAACATCTTCGCTAGACAGCGGTTCTTTCTCGCCATCAACGATAAACATCTTGCGACCAAGCGCATTTCGCTTAATTTGTACAGAAAGCGGGTCAAGAACGACCAAGTTAACAGGATCACCGTTGCGATCGCGGAAAACACGAGTGAATGAGTTACCGTCTGTGAGCAAACTCACCAAAACTTGCTGATAGTGGGCCTGACGAGTCTGGTCAACGTCTGGCTGATCAACCCATGCTGGGCGTGGGCGGTAAGGATAAACCTCACCATTGTTCCGGTACAACGCATCAACTGGCAAAGTTGAAATAGTGTCACTAATCAAAGACACAGCCGAGAAGAATGCAACAATCTCAAAAGCAGTTTGCTGATTAATGTTGACACCCGCAGGGTTCAGCATCTCAATATCAGCACCGGATCCCCAAACAGTTTGAAAAGAGATTGCTCTCTGCTCTGTTAACCGACCTAGCATTACTTACCTCGCTCCAATGCGATACCAAAAAGAACCAACCCCGCACCGGCGATCACAATACCGGCAGGAGGAAACCAAAGGCCAACACCAAGTGATATCACAGAGATACCAGCAGCTTGTAGAATCGTAGCTAACATTTACCGCCCTTACATAAAGAACTCAGGAATAACCTGCACTTCCATTCTACCTGCTGTGGCACGGTCTACCGCAATCACAGCTGCAACCGCAGCGTCAATCCTACGAGCAGATGCTCGGTTCTCTTTGACAATACGGATACCAATGTTGTCAGTTTTAGTAACAGCATTAGATAGATGGCGAGCAAGTAAAGGATCCCCATTGTGGGTCACCCGTTTCTCAGTTACAAAGTCAAAAAACTTAGCACACCCGATAACCATACGCTTCGGGGAAGTAGACGGATACTCCACAATCGGAACACCCTGATCAGCCAAAACCTCCATAGACCTCTGCCAACGGAAAGGGTCACAAGCAACTTCTCGTACCTTAGGAAACCTACGCACAAAGTTTAAAATCTCTTCTTCAACCTCGGCAATGTTTACACGCCAAGAATCATCGTGGATAAGTTCATCCTTCTCCCAAGCCTTAACCAAGAACACGTGAGGAACTTCATCCTCAGACTTAGGCACAGTCGCCCCCACAATAACCGTGGTGTCACCAGAGAACGAACCGTCAAAGCCCAACACAATCTCATCATCAGGTGTTACCTCACGAGGATCAGCACAAGCATCCCAAGTACCAGCCGGTAACCAACTAATCTGAGAAGACACCCACTGATTCAAACGCTTAGTACGAAACTCAGCCTCAGGTGTACGGCGAACCGCAGACTCAAAGTCAGCCGCCGAAACAATGTCGTCATACCCAGGATTAGCAATCTCCCAGTTCTTCGGGTCACGATGGTCACCGTCAGGTGGAGCCTCCCACCAAGCCATAAAGAAGTTAGGGTCATCAACTTCACCACGGGCAACCTTTTGCCCATACTGATACAACGAATAGCAGATAGAGTCTTGGCCTGTTGAGTCAGTCTTTACCCCAGCAGTGGTAATGGCAACCAACTGCCCGATCTTGCCACGGTTACCCATCGCCAACGAGAACACGTCAAACAGTTCACGGTTCTTGTGAGCATGCAACTCATCCATGATCACACGGCTAGGGTTCAAACCTTCTTTAGAGTAAGCCTCAGCAGAAACCACTTTAAACACAGAGTTAGTCGAAGGCACAAAGATACTGTCCTTATACACGGTCACCAACTCAGACAACTCCGAGTCCTCAACCATACGTTTCGCTTCACCAAACACGATACGTGCCTGTTCCTTTTCAGCAGCTACCGCAATAACCTCACCACCATTAATGCCCTCAGCCAACAGTGAGTACAAACCAATAGCCGCCGAAGACAGCGCACTCTTACCATTTTTACGAGGTAACCCCAGCAAAGCCGTTTGTGCCACCAACCCGCCATCCTCATCACGGGCATAAAGACGCTTCAACAACTCCTTCTGCCAAGACCGCATAACCAACGGCGTACCAGCCTTACCAGCAATACCATCCTTACCGATAGAGCCAAACGTCTCAGCAAACTCAATCGCAAACTCACCATCGCCATTCTCCACAGCAACAGGATCCACAGGAGTCAACCAAGTCGGAGGCCACTTATCAGCCATTAGATCGCCCCTGATACCATTTACGAATTACATTCTCAGTCACAGCCTTTGATGCAGACTGACGATCAGCCAACCTTGCCAAACAAATGTCTAAGCCAGGATCCATCTCCTGAATACGACCACCCAAAGCCCGATACATTGCTCGCTCATTAGGAGAAGGGTCAGTGTGAATAATCCAAACATTTAAATAGCGTTCTCCCTGAGCCACTTGCATTGCTCGCTTCACAGCCGCAGACCTAGCCGAGATAGCAACCTCACGAACAAACAAAGAATACTCATACGGTTTCACATCAGGAGTAGTTAAAGCCAAAGCCAAAACATCCATGTCTACAATGATGTCGCCTGACTTGCAGTTCTCAGATACAAACCTAGACTTGCCAGAACACGGAGCACCAGTGACAACAGTGATCACTGCTTTGCAGCCTTACGAGCCATCAGTTCCTCCAACTTGCTCTTAGTCTTAGCCGACACCAAGCCCAAACGTGTACGATCAGCCGGACTAAACCCAAGCAAACTAAACCCTTTAACAATCTGAACCTCAATGTCATTCAACTGCTTAAACATGTGCCACTCGTGCGGATGCTCCGCCACATAGCCACGCAAAAACTCACGCCTATCAAGCTGCTCACAAATCAACTGCACCAACTGAGTATCAGTCTTAATGCTGATCCACAACTCACCAGCCCCAAAAATAGAATCCCAAAACTGCTTACCCACCGGACCCAACGGGCGATGCGGTTCAACATACCCATACTCAAGCGGAGCAACAGCATCATTAGTCCTGATCTTGTGCTGACCAGGGTTGCCTTGCAGAATCTTCAACTCTGCCGGTTTCGGAGGATTAGCCATGCTCCAAGCCTACCCCAAGAAAAGTTCCAACTTCCGATAGGTGCGTCACTTTGGGGGCGGGGTGTCAATGACACGTGATCTGGCAGAATTTGACCCATCCCCCCTCTATGGGTGGGGGTGTGGGTTCGTGTGCCGTTCCTGGCGGGGTTTGTAGGTGTTGCCTCAGACTCTAATAAGCCGTAAAAGTTTGTGCCGTCTGTGGGGCTCTGGTGGCTTTGTGTGAGGTTTCGGGTTTTTGGTTTTGTTTGTGTTTGTGTTTTGTGGGGTGTGTATAAAGCTGCGGGTCTAGAGCCCAGTGTTTATGCGGGTCTCAGGGCATAAGAAAACCCCCTAAGCGGGGGGTTGCTTAGGGGGCTCTCTGGCAGGGGGTCAGGTTATATGGCTTCTTGTCCGTCTGGGGTCTCAAGCCATACTTCGAGCATCTGAATCATTCGGTTGCCTCACATTCATCGCATACACGGGTGAACGGGCTCACTTGATTCATTACGTTTTCAAGCCCGCACTTGTCGCACGTGTGATTGAAATAGGTATTGGAGCAATCCACGCAAAAGCCCAGTTCCTCCCGATGCGTGTGAAATGGTACGGGCTCACCACACTCTCGACATGGCTTCGATGTGTCTTTGATGAAGTCCCCGCCGTTCGTGTAATGCTCCGTCCCATATGCCCACTCTTTATATATGGCAGGGCGTACGAGTGCACCTCGCAATTCTGGCAGGGTTGTCTCCGTGTCTTGACCGTCGAAGTAAAGTTCTTTACGTGCTTCACTGATCGCGGAACGTGCATCAACACCGTATGCGTACACTTCGTACGGCATCGTTGAAAATTTCACGCTCCAATATCTCTCTTGTAATTCCTGGCGGGTCATGAGTTCACTTCCATAGCAACGGTACGAAATAGGTCGGAGAGTTTCGCCATGTCTGACGGGTTTAGAGACAGTTCGCTAAACGTCTCCATGTCTTTACCATTTGCCCACTCGACATTGACGGATAGCGATTCGTGAGAGTGCCCGCTCTCGCACTTGGTGAGAGCGAAAACAATTCCACCGCTGAGGAATGTTGTAAAAGTTTTTGCTACGTGTACGTTTGTCATTTGTTTGATTCCCTTCAATAATTTTTTTTGATTGTTTTATTTGACTGGTCAGCCATTACGCCGATTGAGACAAGTACGACATAAAGCCAGCCCGCACCGATTGCTTTGAGATACGGCTTCAACTATTCGCCCACCTTCAAAGAGTCGATGATCCCATGAAGTTGACTCCTAAGAATCTGAGCATGCTCGACAAATTCCTCATCTTGCAAAACACTGATCGCGTACTCGTACCCTGCAACAATTCCCGCTTCGAGTCCGTCAATAAACCCACGGGCTTCTAATCGTTCGATTGTGGTTTCGTAATTGTCGTAATCTTCTACTTCATCTTGTCGCTCTAATTCTGCGTGTCTGTGTCGTGCAATTATCATTACGTCTTGTAGCGAATTATTTTTTTGCATTTTTTGTTTTCCTCTCTGAGTTATTTTTTAGGTCTAAAAAATTTTTCACCATGAACTAGGCTCTGGAGCAATTGCCTCTAGTTCGCCGCCACACTCTGGGCATCGTTTCAATTCGTAAAACTCTGATGATGTCATTGCCACACAACCGTCTGTTCCGATGATGTCTACACATCCACGAATATCAACAGCGAATTGACAAGGCTCTGAACCTTCTGGGCATGTGCATCCTTCACCCGTGCATTGAACGGTACAACTTGACATTCCGAAAAAACAATATTCGTCATACATCTCGAAAATCTGGGGCAACGTATAACCGCCCCGCACATCCGCCCCGCCGTGTATCTGCAACATCACAAACCAACGCCCCGAATTTTCAAAAGTTAGGTATTGAATTGTTTGACTAAGGTAGTTGTCCCAATTGTAAGAATTGGCAACTGTTGGATTTTTCTCAGTTCCTTCATGTGCGAACTGTGCCCATGTCTCCATCGTTTCAATGTCTCGATAACTTAGAGAGTTGTCATCATCAACGAACGCCCTAAAATCTGCCTCAAGTTCTTTTGCCTTTTCTGTTAGTTCCAAACGGTCATTTAGAAAATGGAACAGGTCAAGAGTTGGATAAGTTCCAAACTCGGTTTCTAGTGTTGCCTTCGGACGTGCAAGAAAATCATTAATGGTTAGTTTCTGATTCTGTTGCCAATGTCTACCGTCTGACATTCCTGAATCTAGAAAATGTACGCCGGTGTTTTCGGTGAACATCTCATATAGTCGTTGCTCTGTTGCTGTTGCCATTTTGTTAGTTCCCTTCTTTTAGTTTCCGATTAAAACGAATAGTGAAACGATTACAAGCCAGCCGAAGGCTAGACCTAGCAAAACGCTAGACATGAACTTAGTAATTTTCCAAAGTGCTTTTAGTTCTGTTTTTAGGTTGCTCATTAGTTGACCGCCTTAAAAGTACCGTCTGCAATTAGGCGGGCGATGGCATTACGTACAGATGCCTCAACACTTGCAACATTTTCGGCGTCTATGCTCTTGTCATTCATGGTTAGGTTTGTGATGGCGTCTAGTGCCTCACCTTCGGCAAAAAATACTGGGTAAATTCCACCTTCAATTAGACGTGCATAAACTGACTTAGTTTCGGCGTAATAGGTGTTATCTGATATGTCACGGTGAAACGTGACGGCGATTCCATGCCCTGCACATTCAAACAAAGCATCTAGTGATTTTGTAGCCATTTTTTGGTTTCCTTCATAAACCGCCCTATCTGGGCTTATCTAAATTGTAGCGGTTTCTTACATCTATTAGCAACACATAAAAGGGTCATTTATTGGCGTGTCTTTTGGGCTCTGAGGGGTCATTTTCCAGGGTGATTTTAGGGCGGTTTTTTGTGTCTGACCCATGCCTAAATATCAGGCAACCCCCTAAAAAATCGGTTTCACGGTCTGACCGTAGACGCCTCAAAACGGCGGGGCGTGTGTGATTACCTCAAAACGGGGGTCTGAGCCCTCTAGGGCGATTTTAAGACCGTTTCAAAAGCTGCGAAGTTATCCACAGGGTTATCCACATGTGTATAAGGTTATGCACATTCGAACAAGTGTTTCGAACAAATGTACGAACAAGGGGGGCTTGACAAATCGAACACCTGTTCGGCAGCTACTGGGCTTGTCATCGTGATTTTCAACCAGATTTCAACCAGATTTTTGAACCAGATTTTGACCAGATTCTGACCAGATTTTGACCAGATTTTTAAACCAGATTTGACCGTTTACGATTACAAGTCCTATGTGCAGCTCTCAACTCGGCTGTCGAACCAGATTCTGCCGGAATAACGTGATCCGCTTCCCAAGGATCCCCAGCACGAGCACCCTCACCACACAACCAACACACCAAAGCACTTGCACGAACAGCCGCAGCCCTAGCCCTGTATGAACCAGAATACTGACCAGAATTTTTCTTAACCTCAGCACGTTTAATGTCGTGAAGTTTTTTAACCAGATTTTCGTGATAGTCGCACCGATTACCACCAGAAGTTAACACACCACAATCGGCACAAGGTTTAGGAAAACGACCCATTAGTTCTTATCCTTGCCCCAACCAGATCCTTTAAAAGTCACGGCTCCAACACCGTACTGGCGTGTCATCAATTTGCCACAAACACACCGACACTCAAACCCATCAATTTCTTTAAAACCAACGGTTAGCGTGTTTGTTTTGCCACACGCACACTTGAAGTCATAGACCGGCATTTTGCTTCTTTCTCGCCCTTAGCAACCTGGCGTAATGGGTTCCACACAGCCCTTTGCCATGCACAGGAGCTGCACACTCCGAGCAGATTTTTGAACCAAATTTCTCGGCAACAACCAGATTTATAGCCGGATCTAAACCAGATTTTGACGAACCAGATTTTCTGACACGATAAGCCGCCATGTAGTGTGCTTGACATAGCCCACGAGTGTATTTGTTTCTAGTGCAATTCTCTACTGGACACATAAGTCCCCTTTTCTTACAGTTTATATACCGTTCCCTTAAAGTGCAAACCCTTAACCAGTTCAAAACAAGTGATGCCCGTACTGGAGTCGTTTCCTGACATTAGACGGAACCAGTCAGAGCCGTTATCGGAGGTGCTTGCCTGTACCCACCACCGCGCTCCGCCCTTATGA